GGATAGGTGAAGCGCCAAAATTGTGGGTTGCAGTCATCAGTTCACCAAGGAACGAAGTACACATTGATTGGGTGTTTGCCATGATATTTCCTTAGAAAGAAGCAGTTTCGCCACCCGCAAAAACGGGCATTTGTTTTAGGGTAACGTGCGCGGAGCGATGGACAAGCTCCCCGTCCAGCCAGTATTCAGTCCACACTGTAAGTTCGTTCTCATTATCTATGGAGCCTTCTTGTTTGACAAGCAGGGAATCATCCATATCACCTTTGGTAGTAGTAACGATCAATTTGAACTCCTAATAAGTGCGGTGGTTGAGGTATTTGACGGCATCGTAATTGTAAACGTGGTGGTTGACGTTTTGTCAGAACCAAAGTCCAGCACGGCGATAGACCGGTTTGCTTTGGAGACGTTGTAAATTAATGCACACCGAGCAGTCAATGCTGCTGTCCAAGCCACGTTAGCCCAGTTGACGTAGGCGGTATAACCATCCGTATTGATAGCTACCCCGGTAAGTATCTTCCCACCAGCCGTGTATCCTGAAGCCACGACCTCATTGGTAGCAAAGTACACCGTGGTATCCGCATTTAAATCAGCCGCAGCCGTATACAAGGCAATGTAGATCGTGTCCGTAGACAAGTCGTGGATGCCTTGGTACAGCTCCTTCTTGAAGCTGGTGGTCTGGGTCTGGACAATAGACATTAGTTCACCTGCGCCCTAACTTGCCCACTACGGTAAGCGTCTTGACGCTCCATACCATCACCCAGACGTTTAGCAAGTGCCAACGCTTCAATATATTTCTGGTTGTACAGGCCCATCATGTCCTGCTCACCCTTCATGTAGGTGTAAGCCTCAACCAAAGAAGCGTACAGCAGTACGGAATCAAAGTTGTCGCCCAGCCATGTAGTGCCGTCAACGTTGTTAACCGATGTAACAGTTGCTGTGCAAGAAGTTCCTGTACCACCAATACTAGCAACCGGCACGGTCAAGACATCGCCAACTTTATAGGACGAGCCGCCGTCGGTGATGCTTACTGAAGATACTGTGCTAGAGGACACAACGACGGTGGCCTTAGCGTTGCTGCCCGATCCGCCAGTCAAGGCAACGTTGTAATACGTGCCGTTGGTAAATGTCCCAGTAGCTGCTATAGACCCGGCGGCAGTAGCTACTCCTTGCACAATCGACACAGGGTAGTAGTAATAGTGCAATTCAGCGGAATAGGTTGTATCCGGTGTTGGGCCGAGGATGAACGTCAACTCATTGCTAATAGTGCTGCCAGAAACCGCTGGGCCAAATAAACCGTAGTACTTAGGCGTTCCTGTAGACGTTGGGTTGGGGTACGCCTCCCGCATGAAGTTCACATCTTTGTTTAACAAGTATGTGTAATCCCCACCACCTAAAGGAAATATAGCCAGCGAGTAAGGCGCAAGGAAATCATCTGGACAAGCTAGGTATTTATTACTAGCCGTCAATGTTCCCGTCACGTTTTTACGCAACGAAGGAAACTGCACTGAGTTGTAGATGCGCTGCTCTGCCTGTGTGATAAACAGGTTTACATCCACCGTTTGAAAGGTGTTCTCCGTGTAATCGGAAATCGCAACTACAAGTGCAGCGTAGTTCATGCCATTGGGCCTCGTGCCATCAGACCTTTGGTAGCCGCGCCAGTGCCGCGAACCTTGATACCGCTGGTTTTGACTGTCTCGTTACCGGCAGATTTGCTAATGCTACCGACGCTTACATCGTACGTATCAAGCTTGCTACGATTCGGTTCTTTACCGGGAGTAGCAGAAATGCTCATAGCCTTGCCACTCATAGTGTGGGGCTTGGCATAAGTAGCGGCGCTACCGACTTCCTTACCCATCATCTTTTTGCTGTAAGTAGCCATGATTAGTTTCCTTGATTTTTGGCGCGCGAAAGATTACGCCCAAACTTTTTACGATCCATGCTAGTAGGACCGCCTTTTTTCATGCCCTTGGCGTGCATACGGCCTTCGTGACCCTTGACCATTTTTTTGGCCTCGGTATCTGCGATCTGCTTAACTTGTTTCTTGTCCATAATTCACTCCTAAGTAACGGATACCGTGACTGTACCAACATTTGTCGTTGCCACCAAGTAGTTTGGAGTCAACGCTGAATCAAAAAAGCTTGCCCCGCCTACCGGTGCCCAACCCCATTGAATATCCCTAGAACCCCCGGATAAGTTACCACCAGCATTTATACCAGACGTCACATATGTAGTGTCAGGCCTAGGCTGACGTACTCCTTGTGGATCATCCACTGGATACATCCCCAACTGAAGCTGTGGCTGGTCTGGGTCCCAGCATTCCTCACATACCTTCAATTGGTATAACTTTGTCTTGATAACCTCAAACTTTAGCTGCTTTAGCTTGAAACGCTGCCCACACCGATCACACTCAGCAATCGAGTATTTACCAGATGCGAACCTATTACCCATTACGGAGTACTCCCTCCGATGAAGGATTGACGAGGTACTAACCGCAGCGCGGCTTTCTCATGGTCTTCACCTGCGGCAAGGTTAAATTGTTCGTCGTAAATACCCTTGAGCATATCAATACGTGGCATCAACTCAGGTACTTTTATCGCAATGTTGTAGGCTAACCCAGCTACCAGAGCAGGATAGAACCTGAAATTCATATCTGCGGTTTCTACACCGTTACCAGCATCTTGAATACGACGCAGTCTCCAGTACACAAATTGGTACGAAGTACTATTATCGGGCGTAGGCCAGACTGTTACGGCAGGAAGCTGGGGCACATAAACCGCAGTCCCGCTGGTATGGCTGGCTGCTGTGGTGTTGTTCTGTCCACGGAATACGCCACCTAGGGTATTCCCTGATATATACGTATAGTAGATATCTTCTGTATCTAACCGGATAAACCCTGCTCCAGCCAATCCAACCACTGAACTAAGCGTGATTGTTGTATCCGTGGAGGTAATAGTCCCGCTAAGCGTAGAAGAAGTCGGGTTAGTTTGCCCAGAGAGGCGCTGAATCCAGACCTGAATTGGTCTAGCTTGTGTTAACTTGTTTGGGATAGTCGCGTAGGTAGATACGCTAATACGTGTGATAGTTAGGTCAGCTTGAGTAGATGCAGAGTTAGCGCCGGTACGTATCACATGATCCAGTAAATCAATCGTATCCGACGGTAAAGCGTATGTACATTGGCCCGGGGTCAGGTTAATAACACCTTCCTCAATCGTCCACATATTAAGCCCACGATTGGCCCACTCAATGGTCATCAAGTTCATAGACCTACGTGCAGTACGCAAGTCATAACCAGAACGTAATTCCCGCCCAGCCCTCTCCCACGCTTCTTCAGCGATCTCGGTAAACTCCATGTTGAAGAGAGTTGAGCCAGTAGTGGTCATTATCTAAATCCCGCTGTTTTCTTTGCAATTGTTTTAGGCTGTGCCACAAACTGTTTTCCTGCTGCTTTACCTGCCCGTTTGGCTTTGGTAGTAGCTGCGTATTCAGCGGGACTCAGAGATTTTATGGCTTTTTCCGGCAGATATCGCTCCCCCGTCTTGCTAGACGGTTTACCAGATTTGGTGCGCCATTTCTGGTCACCCCAATCTTTGAGCGATTGCTGCGGTGCTTTCATTCAAAATCTTCAGCGGTTAAACCTGCCTCTTCAAGGGCCAGCTCTTCAAGAACTTCTTCCGTGCCACAAGTGCATGGCCCATCTTCTCTAACGGCGCAATCGTCCGTATGTCCTGTATATTCAATCACGATAACCTCCTCCTGCTGCTTTGTACTTCTTGGCTACAAGCTGCGCTTTACGTGCTGACCATTGACCTGCGCCGGTTCCTTGGGTAGCTGCGGCTTTTACTTGGGACACAATCCTTTTGCGAAGACTTGGCTTTGTGTAATTGCCAGCAGCATTAACCTTCCCGCCATCGGCGTACTGCGTAAAGTCAGTGTCATCTCTACGCGCCTTGCGTACACCTTTTGGCATCTTGGACGGGGAGATATCGCCCATACCCCGACTTGACATCATTATTTAGCACATCTTTCCACGGGTTTTACCCCGTTGAGCAATGCCATCTGCGCGTGAGGATGCAGAGCCACCCTTAGCATAACTCTTTTGCCCGCGAACGGCATCACGAGGATCAACTTTAGGGGACGCTTCAGTTGATGTCAAAGAGGCCATATATGCTTTATCCTTTTTAGGGGCAGAACGCATATCGTCAATTTCTTCTTTGCTAGGACGTGACATGATTGATTCCTTAGCAGGCCATGCCGCCCTTGTTCATTTTAATTTGCTTAGCTTTGGTTTTGCCTTTTGTAGCAATACCATCAGCCGAACGGGTGAAACCGCCAGCAGCCATTTTTTTAGCTGCTCCGCCTTTTTTCATGCCCATCATTTGTTTTTTGTCAGCAGCCATATCAGCTTTAGAGCCTTCTTGTGCGCCCTTTTTCTTAGCCATCATTGCCATAAAACCGGGATTCATTTTGGAAGCCATAGTATCACCACCTTTAGAGAATTTGCGGCCCTTGTCCGCAGTTGAAAAATCTTTGCCCACAGATTGCGGGATTCCTACTTTCTTGGCAAACGACGGCGAGTGCGCTATCGCTTCCATGAAATTGTGTTGTTTTTTACTTGTCGACGGCATCGTCTGCTTTCTTCCAGCCTACGACCTCAGCAAAGGATTTACCCGTTGCCATCTCAACGATGCGCATCACGCCGACAATCGCGCCAATAAGTCCAAACACAGGTGAAATCACTTCCAAAAATGAACCGATGGTTGAAAATATTGCCAAAATATCGAGGGCGTTTTTCATGGCTTCTTGGTGTTCGTTCATATCCTACCTCAGCAGTTCCAAGCCTTGAGGCTCTTGTTTATACGGGAATTCGGGTCTTTGGCCGTCTTCTCGCTGGTAAGTTTTTTCTTCATCCCAGTCATCCTTGCACAAAAAGAGTCGCGCCTGCTGCCGCCTTCCGGCTGGGGAGGTTTCAAATTCATGCCTTGCTTTTTCGCCGAGGCGCGTCCCTTGGCGTTCAGGCCACCATTGGGGTTCTTGCCTTCTTTGCGTGTCCATGCTGCGGTCTTAGCCATTTGCTACTTTAAGTTTAGGCCTAGCGTGTTCTTTTAGGAGAGGCTGCAAGGCGTCTTGTTCAAAGTTACGGGTGAATTCTTTTGTGCCGATATGCGGCAAACTAATCATAGGGTCAAGGTAAATCTTAAACCCTTCCTCACGAGCGCGGCGGCAGAAGGCGTAGTCTTCACCAATATACTGCCCATCAATCAATAGGAAGTCAAAGATGGCATATTCTGTTTCGCCATCGCCATCACCCGCATAACGCCACTCAGGGTGGGCATCCATCATGTGTTGAATCACATGGCGGCGAATAAGCATGAACCCTGTTGGTGCGCTTTCAACACGCATCAAGCCGTTCTCATCAAACTCTAGTTGCTTATCATTACTCAAATAGAAGTCAAGGAAGAACTTAGCGTCATCCGCACGACGGGGATACGTACCTGCAACTACATCTTTGTCCGTGGATAAAGCCAACAGACGGGTTACAGCTTCCACATTGATGATTACATCTGCATCTACGAATAAGAAATCTGTGCAATCAGTTTCCATGAAGTTACGCACCAGCTTGTTGCGGGCTTTGGAAATAATGGAGCAGCCAGACAGGTGCACCAGATGAATCTGAACACCCATCTTGTCCAACTTGGGAACAAGTTCAGCTATGGCAAACGCAGTCCGAATATTGACTTTGCCGTCATAGCATGGGATCGCAATCATCAGTTTGCGTCCCACCAAGTTGAAACTTTTATCAGCCATAATAAATATTGCAAGCTACTACGTTACTCATTTGAGCATAGACCCCATCGTTAACAATTACGCCATCATCAGGAATAAATGGAGAGTTGTTATAAGAATCACTTGCAGCTACGTCGTATGTCATTAACCAACGGTTTGAATACACCATCGCCGCACCAGCAGTAATAGAGCCAGTATTGATATCTGTAATGGTGAATGTGCTAGATGTTAGAACAGTAACCGGGTAGTTGCCATTGGTAGCTGTCCCGCCTGTACCGGCAGCAAAGTCAATACCAATCACTTGGCCTGTTACCAATCCATGCGCTGCCTGCGTAACAGTAACTGTATAAGCTGTACGCCCATAAGTTCCGGTTGTTACTGGAGCAGTGGTTGTATCAAACAAAGCTACATATCCAGCAGTTGCAGAACCTGTAAATGAAATAGCTTTTACACGGTTGCGCCCAAGCACCATAAATCCACTAGCGTTTATATGCGCTTGTTTTACGGGTGTCTGATTCATAATCAATCTCCTATAAAGCAGGGGCCGAAGCCCCTGAGATCAATTAAGCTTGGCTGGGATTAGCCGAACCGTCTGAGTCACGAACAATGTACTCAACAGTAACAGTAACCGTACCGGCAGTAGCGTCAGCAGTAGCCGCAGTAAAAGTACCGTAAATGATTACATCAGATGTGCCGATGCTGTCATAAAGACCTGAAGTTG